AATGACATACCTGGCAATGTTATAGATTCAGCACGAAGAGCTAAGGTTTTAATTCCCTCATACTTATCGCTAATCTGATTAATTGACTTATCTAGATCTTCAGTATTTAAATCAGTAAGAAGAGCGTCTTTGCCGAATGCTAAAGGCATCATGACAATATAACGATTTCCGTGCAAAACGTTATGCTTATTTACCTCTGATCTAAATTCTTCTATGCTAAACATTTACTTTGCCTTTAACATTTGTTTTGAATCTTTCCAAACTTGTGATTTTGTTGCACCGACAAATCGTTCAACTGGAAGGAATAATGCCATATCCCATTCGGACGGATAAATGTAAAGAAAATTGGATACAACTTGGCTATAAAGATACTGCTTAATGCAGGGTTTAAATAATCGGAACTTTGCAGCACCACTCAAAACTTCATACGACATTTTTAATTTGGTAGTTTCATCGTAACGAGTATTGCTTGAAAGTGTGTACAGTGCATCCATCAATATCGCACGTTCTTTGAGTGGAAGATAATGAAGATTTAATCCCCAGAAGCGATTGCCTTCAACCCTGAATGGGAATACCATAGGAAAGCGATCCCAGTAAGGAAGTGTGTCTTTATGTTTGGCATCGTAGTGATAAAGATACATTTCGCCTGGCTTAATAGTTGTACGAGCGCGGTCCTTATCTTTTTGAAGAAAATTGTTCTCGTTAACACGACCGCCAGTTTGTGCCACCCAACGTCCTACAGAATTACGATACCATTCACGAGCATCTTGAGTACGTGCAGGAACTTGACCTTCACGGACACCTTGAGTTAAAAGCTTATCAAAGAGTGTTGGTGATGCCATTAAAAATTGAGTCCTAATTCGTTTTCAGTTATAATCACAAATTTCCATCCTTTTGCATTACAATAAGCTTGAGCCGCTTGCCATTTTGATGAATTCACTCCCCATGTGGCAACTTCAGTTATGTATCGCTTATTTGGCTTGCCCTTCTGAACCGCAGGTGGTTTAGTTTGACTAGCAGGCTTTACTTCAACCAGAATTTCCTCGATCGTGTTATCTGGATTTTTTTTACGAAACCAGAAATCAGGAAAATATCTATGTCGCTTTCCATCAATTGGCGATATATAAGGTATGATAATCTCTTCACTCGACCATGAAAGAACGTCTGGGTGGGCATCCAGTTTTTGCATAACCATGAACTCCCAACGACTACGATAAACGATATTCGTTGGATCACCTTTATACTTTGACTGATTGATTGGTCTAAAAATTCCTTTATACGCCATTCTTATTCTCTATATAAATAGATTCATGTATATTTATAAGGAAACACTAGATGGCCTTTAACCCAGAAGACTATCTTAAATCGAATTCCAAAACTTCGATTGAAAGAATAGCGTATGATGCGGCAGTAAATAGTATTTCAGGCAGTTCACAAAATGCTCGGGGCATTGCTCAGGATTTAGGCCTACGTATCGTAGCGGAAGGTGCTTCATTGGATAGTAATGCATCACTGATTAGCGGGCAAATTGAGGCTGCCGTAAATTCATCGGCTGAAGAAATGTATTATGCACTTGCAGGTCTTGATGTCTCTAGAACAAATGGCGCTAAGCTTTCCAATCTTCGGCGCTCATCGGTTAGAATTAACGATGGTCAACTTGAACAAACTCATCCTGCTACAAAGATCGCTCGTGCAAGAAGAGCAGATCAAGTAGAAATCATTACGGCTATTTAAGATGAGTGAAAAAACATCAGAATCAGTTAAAAATGTCGGGCCCGATAGTTATACAGGTAAGTATTATTGTTCAATCAGACTCTTTGATTATAAAAGACCAAAGCCGTTTGAAAGTGCAGCAGAAGACGCAAAAAAGTCGATTAATTTACCAATACCTGTACAATTACTTGATGTTACGGCTTCATCATTTGCTCAACAGGATTTAGGTATTGTTGGCGATGCGTTTAATCTTTCAATGATATCTATGGCCGAAAGTGGTGCATTAAGAGCTTTATCAAATATAGCTGGTTTAGGTGTCGCGGGTTTCGGTGGTTATAGAAAATCACTATTAGGCCAAGTTAAAGATGAGAAAATTTCTGCTGATTTAAAAAATTCCTTAACTAAATCTATCGGTCGACTTGATAAAATAGGAGCTGGTGCCCAATTATTGGGCAGTGCAGTTAATTTAGATCCAGCGGCTATTTCAAGTGCAATACAGCAACAGGCGGGGGTTATCCCTAACCCTAATCCGTCGGTTAAGTTCGCAGGACCTATTCTTAGAGACGCATCCTTTACTTGGTATTTAAATGCTAAAAACGAGGATGAAAGCAAGAGATTTAATTATATAATTAAGTTATTAAAATCTGCATCCTTATCCAGGAATGAAACTGATGGAATTTCTGGCGTTTTGGCATTTCCTAAACTAGCTCAAATAAATTTTTATCCTTGGGATAATATAGTTGGAAATGATAAAACCAAACCAAATAAATGGGGTTGGTCGGATAATTCAATCATTCGTTTAAAACGTTGCTTTATTACACAAGTTAATGTTAATTACAATCCAACAAACGTTCCCGCATTTTTCTATAATGATTCACCCGTTGTTATAGAATTATCAATTGGTTTAAAAGAGGTAGAATATATGACTGCAAATGATTGGGATACAGATCGTTTAGAATTTGAAAAGGAATATACATTAAGCGATGCAGGTTCTGATGTTGTGGAAGGTTTAACCTCGGCGTTAAGTGATGCGGTTGCGGCGGGGTATAAAGCCATTTCAGACCTTGTAAAGTCTCAAACATGAACTACTTTAATAAACTTCCGACTATCACATATAATGGTCAACTAGCCAAGAATCTTTTGGCTAGAGCTAAATTATCAGATGATACAAGAAACAACAAGCTCGTCTTTCAGCGCTATACCATGAACGAACTTGATCGAGTAGATGTTCTGTCAAACTACTATTATGATAATCCAGGTTACTCATGGTTAGTTTGGTTCTCAAATGATGTCATTGATCCTTATTATGATATGCCTTTAGCGGAACTTGATTTTACTCGGTATCTTGAAGCTAAATATGGTTCAGTTGAAATTGCAATGCGTAAGATTGAATTCTATAGACTGAATTGGGTAGGTATTGAAGAAACACTTACACCACAACAGTTCAATGCTCTGGGTGAAACTGATCTGGGCAAAAATAAGAAGTATTATAAGCCTGTCTTAGATGTAAACCTAATCCCAGTCCAATACGTGATTAACCCTAAGGATTATGTTGTATCAACTAATCGTATCGAACAATACAATTTAGGCGCTACTCAGGGAGAATTTGTCGTAGGTGAGGAGGTTCAAGTCAATGGATCTACTTATGCTACAGTTGAAGCTGTAGGGCCGAATTTTATCATTTGTAAGCACATTGTTGGTGGATTTAATGTTGACAACACTATCACTGGTCAAACATCTGGAGCGACTACAACTATTTTACAAATACCTGAGCTTACCAAGGTAATTAATATTCCAAACGATGAAATCACATACTGGAGTCCAGTTACTGCATTTGAATATGAGAATGAACTCAATGAACTCAAGAAAGAAGTGAAACTACTTGACGTTCGATTTAAGTCTCAGGCCGAAAATGATCTTAAACGACTAATGAGCTTATAACGTGAGTGAACGAAAGACCTTTCTAACAGAATTTGCCAGAGCTCTTGACGGACCAATACGTGCCGTACAAAAATTACGAGAGCTTCAAGGTCAAGGTAAAGCACCCAAAAAGGTTGTCGACAAGGATATTATTCCCGGCGATGTGGATATTATCAGTATTGAATATACCTCGATTGATATGAGTAAAACGTATGATTTTTCTAATCAAGTCAAGTATATCAATATCTTTGAAAGCATTTTTAAACCCGCTATCTTTGCTGAATTGGAAGTAGCGGATCCAGCTTCCATTCTTCAAGACGTTGATATGCGCCCAGGTGATTACATTACGTTAACATTTAAGACATCAAAATCTGCTACAGATCCTACTACATATGTAATGGCGATTAGTGAAATTGGTAACCTATCATTGAAGTCGAACTTGAAGATGCAGACATATACACTTGTTCTTGCGTCACCTGAAGTATTACGAAATTCCGTATCAACTCTAGGCATGAAATTTAAGGACTCCGTCTCAAACTCAGTACGTAAGATCTTTGATATTTACATTAAAACTGATAAGAAGGTAAGCATTGACGGAACAAGGTCAATTGAAGATATGCCGCCGTTTACTGCTTTACGACCATTTCAAGCTATTAATTACATGGTTCGTTATGCTTACTCGAGTAGATACAAGTCATCTGCATACGTATTCTTTGAGAATAAGAATGGTTATCAATTTACGTCATTGGAAAAACTAATTGAACAAGGTGTGAAAAGTCAAAATAAAGGCAATCTCACAACTGATAAAGAATTTTTCTACGATTCAGCAACTAAGGAATCAACAAAGGACGTAACATTACGTAATATTCTAGCACTAAAGCAGGTTAGTTCTGGAAACTTCTCTGATGCCTCAAAGGTTGCAAATATAGTCAATACGTATGACTTTAAAACTGGCAAATATAGTACATTTTATTTCAGGGCTGATACTGAAGAATTTGAACTGCTTTCAGATAAGGTGAAGACTCCGAATAAAGCGGCCTTTGATGAATCGTTTGGTAAACTCACAAAAGAAATCGAATTCGTTCCCATCTCATCAGACGTTACAGATAAGGATCTTGCCAAATATCTTGCATCAAGAAAAGGTTTTTCGCGTTTCCTTGAACAGGATGTAATGCAGATTCTTGTTTACGGTGATACTGAATTAACTGTTGGTAATGTGATTAAATGCACAATCGCAAATCCGACCTCGTTCGAATCCAATCAGAATAAACCCGCCCAGAAAAGCGGTTTGTATTTGGTGACATCATTACGACACATGATTTTGGCTTCGGATAGACCACAACACTTAATATCAATGGAACTACGCAGAAATAAACCTCTGGAGAAGAAAAATGTTTAATGCGTATTGGTTTATCGGCGAAGTTGTAGACATCACAGGCGACCCGGAGAAGCTGGGTAGAGTGCGCGTTAAGGTCTATCAGGATCATGATCTAGTAACAAGGAATAGTGATTTAACCTGGTCACACGTAATGCTTCCTACCACGAGTGAAAGCGTTGGTGGTGTTGGTTTGAATCCTTCACTTGCGGTTGGCAGCCGTGTGATTGGTTTCTATCCGGATGGTGAGAATGGCCGTGTTTCCATTCTCATCGGAACAATGTCATTTAATCCAGATGCAGACACCGGATCCTCAGATCATTCGCTATCATTTCTTTTCCGAGGAAAGAACTCGGTCGATCAAAAAAAGATTGGATTGGATGAACCTGATAGCTCGTATAAAGCGGAGTATCCATTCAATCGAGTATTACAAACAAAAGCAGGCCATATCATTGAGGTTGATGATACTGCAGGTGAAGAGCGCATTCACGTTCGACACAAGGCTGGGTCCTATATTGAAATGAATAAGGATGGACGTATCGTAATTGTCGCCCAAGAAGATTCAATAAATATCACAGGTGGTAATAATTCCATCCAAGTAATAGGTAATGCAAGTGTGGTGGTAGAAGGCAATCTTAATGCTTCTGTGGGTAAGGATGCAAATATTACATCCGCAGGAAACCTTTATATCGGTGCAGTCGGTAAGTTGGAATTGAGTAGCGGTGATAGCATTATACTGTCATCTGCTGGAGGTGTTACAGTAAGGGCTCCAGGTGGTTTGGTTTCAACAACATCCATTTCCGCAGTTGGTGCTATATCATCTGCTATGGGTACTACCGGGACTTTTACTACACCAAGTGGAAAGATTGTATCCGTGAATAAAGGTTTAGTCTCTCAGATTAAGAGGCCATAATGCCATCGATTCAAGTCAATTTTAACGCAGAGCAATTTGCACGTGGAACCGCGAATAGGATTGAACAATCCATTCGTTCCAATGAATGTAATCTACGTCAAGATCAAAAGATAGAAGATGCAAATAAATCGCCGAATGATTTAGAGGTAGCAACACAACGCATCAATGAACTCAATGCTCAGATCCGCTCATTCAATGAATACGATGGCCTAAGAGCTATTATATCGCAACATGTCAGCGATTTAACTGAAGATATTAATGATAAGGTCAGAGAAAAGACTTATCTTTTAGAAGAAATTGCTCCTCTTTTAAAGCTACCTCTCACACCATTTGCCGTTGTTAAATTTATAGCTAAGCTTGTCATCGGTGATAAACTACCTCAAATTATTGCTGCCATCAAGATGGCTCTTCAAATCTTTCGACTCATTAGAGCTCTGAATGAACTACAACTAGAAGTAAGAAGAGCGGTTCAGCGATTAGAGGAATTTGTTAAGAGTGCTCCTGACTTCCTTCTGGCTGAAACTCAGAGAGCACTTGATAGTGTTGTTCTGAATTTACAATTTGCAATTCAGGATGAAATCGCAAAGATCTATTGTGATGAACTCAGGGCTCAAGGTGTGTCAATTGATCAGGCCAGAGATGCTCTATCATTAATTGAACAAGGTCAACAGATTCTTCAAGTAATCAACAATATTACAACAACTGTAAATAATGACTTACAATCAAACTTGGCTGTAATTGGTTCTATTCAGAGCGATATTGCAGGTGTGACTGGACAAGCACAAACGATTGATGTTTCAAGTCCTGACGCATTCCTCCAGAGTGTTGAAAATGGCGATGCTGATGCATTCGTTTCTGAAGCAGATACCTACACCAAAGCGATTGACGCGAATGCCGGTGTTGTGAATGTCCGTGAATTTAATCTTGTACTTTCTCCACCATTACAAAATAGTAATGTAGTATTTGGAACGATCTCAACATCAAATGGCTTTATATCATCTGATTTCTCTGACTGGTCTATTGCCAAACAACTTGATAACCCATCAGCAAATCTTGTATTTAATGTTACTGTGAATGATGTCAGTAAGGGTAATGTGACGATCACAACTACTGGAACTGTAATAAGTAATACAGGTAATACACAAATTGCACTAGCGTCAAATGACATTATTAATCTTGTGAATCCTGCAAATGCTTCAACCGCTGGTTCAAATACACGGGTTTATTTCACAATCAAGATTAACGAATTAGGATCAGGAACACTATAAGATGGTTACGAGAGCAGATAAAAATACACCACTTCTCAATCAGGATCAAATCTATAGTGACTTTCTCACGGATTTAAATCCGCATCCAGTATCAAAGGATATTGTAAAGTTCATCAATGAGCGTGCGGTTTCGAGGTCCGTTCGTAATTTGCTTTCAACAAATAGAGGCGAACGTCTTTACCAACCAGATATCGGAAGCGATTTATCAAATCTTTTGTTTGAGCAAATGACTGATGGCATGGCTACAACCATCTCAAACCTAATCTATAGTACACTTGAACAATATGAACCACGAGCAAAGATTCTACGACTCTCAGTAATTCCAAATTATGATCGTAATCTGTATGATGTAACCATCTCATTTATGATTATAAATAGTCAAGAACCATTCACGCTTAATATAGCACTAGATAGAGTAAGATAATGGCAGCAAACTCAA